ATGTTAGCGGTGGCGGCTTTGGCAGGGGTATGGTTGGTGATGTTGCTCGATCGACTGGTTCTCGTTTCAGTCAAGAGCAAGGTGAAATAACGGTTGATGCGGAACACGTATTACATATTTCGTTGTCAGAAGGACTAGATCAAAACTATCCATTTGGTAATTCACTACTAGAATCAGTATTCAAAGTATACAAACAAAAAGAATTATTAGAAGATGCGATTATCATTTATCGTATTCAACGTGCTCCAGAAAGACGTATTTTCTACGTTGACGTAGGTAATATGCCTGCACATATGGCAATGAGTTTTGTTGAAAAAGTTAAAAACGAAATTCAACAAAGACGTATTCCTTCAAGCACAGGCGGATCGGCTAGTGTAATGGATGCGTCATACAATCCATTATCAACTAACGAAGATTACTTCTTCCCTCAAACCGCTGAAGGACGCGGTTCTAAAGTAGAAACACTTCCAGGTGGTACTAACTTAGGTGAAATTACAGACTTACGTTATTTTACAAACAAGTTATTCCGTGCTTTAAGAATTCCAAGTTCTTATCTGCCAACTGCTATTGATGAAACACCTAATACTGTTGCAGACGGTAAAGTTGGAACAGCATATATCCAAGAATTACGTTTTAACAAATACTGCGAAAGATTACAAAGCAATATTGTTGAAGCATTTGACACTGAATTTAAATTATGGTTACAAACAAACGGTTACAATATCGATCCTAGTTTGTACGAATTAAAGTTTAATCCACCACAAAACTTTGCTGCTTATAGACAAGCAGAACTTGATACTACTCGTGTTGCATTATTTGCACAGGTTATGCAAATTCCACATTTATCAAAACGTTTTGCTATGGGACGTTTCTTAGGTATGACACAAGAAGAAATCAAAGAAAACGAACGTATGTGGATGGAAGAAAATGGTGGAAACTTACAACCTCCACAAGATGCAGCAGGCGCATTACGTGGCGTGGGAGTTACTCCAGAAGGTATGAGTGCTGAAATGGATACACAAACTGCGGAAGCACCAGCAGATATGGCAGCAGAAGCACCAGCAGAAGGCGGAGCAGAAGCACCAGCAGAACCTGCGGCATAAGGAATAAATACAAGTATGCTTCTTAAAGAATTTATATATTTTAACGATTCAACTAACGACATAGCAGTCGATCGCAGATATGACAGTGAGCGTGATTCTTCTGTGCTTGATTCATCAGACACAAGAAAGATTCGTCTAACCCTGCGTCAAATTAATCAATTAAGAATGCAGGCCGAAGCTCACGAGGCAGAAAGAGAATCCGAGCTGGGCTTTATCAGACAAATGTATGGTACCCCAGTTGAAGAAGCAGAAGCCTAAAGACCCAGCATTTGTATTAGGAAACGGAACTAGCAGATTAAACGTAAGACCAGAGCGTTTATTAGATCTAGGAACAGTTTACGGATGCAATGCGCAATACAGAGAATTTGATCCCCACCATCTTGTAGCAGTTGACGTTAAAATGGTCAACGAAATAATTCAATCTGGTTATCATAGAGATCATTCTGTATGGACTAATCCTAATAAAGGTGTTACAACAAAAACACATATAAACTTTTTTTCGCCTCATAAAGGTTGGTCTAGTGGTCCTACAGCATTATGGTTTGCTGCTGCAAACGGACACGAACAAATATTCATTCACGGATTTGACTTTCAAGGGTTAAGTGGAAAGTTGAATAACATATACGCAGATACGTTTAACTATAAAAAATCAACAGATTCTGCAACGTTTTTTGGCAATTGGCTAAGCCAAACGGAGCGTGTAATTAAAGAATTTAAGCATATAAAGTTCTTTAGAGTGATGGAAAATGACGGTTTTATACCGGATAGACTAGGTAAACACCTAACAAACCTAAGACATATTACATATCAAGACTTTGAAAATACATTTGAGGACACTACTTATCTGGCAAAATGAGTCAAAAAAGCACCATTTAATGGTGTTTTTGTAAGTATTATGTAAATAACATTGATAGCCTTACCATATATTAATAGGAGAATTACAAATGGCAGACAAAGAATTATTATCACAGATGCTTGAGCATTTGGTGAACGAAAATCAAGAAAAAGCGGAAGAGTTATTCCACGATTACGTTGTTGCAAAATCACGTGAAATCTATGAATCTTTAATTGAAGAAGAAATGGAAGAAGAAGTAGATGAAGCAACTGAAGAAAAAGAAGAAGCAGTAGACGAAGCAACTGACGAAGAAGTTGAAGAGTCAAGCGACGACGAAAAAGTTGATGAATCAACTGACGAAGAAGTTGAAGAGTCAAGCGACGAAGAAGTCGAAGAAGGTTTTGAAGATATCGCTATTGAAGCAGACGACGAAATGGATGCAGATATGGGCGGCGACGCTACTGATGACCTAGAAGCAGAAATTGGCGACGAAGGTGATGAAGAAGGCGAGAAAGACGAAGAAGAATTATTCCAAGATTTAGACGCAATTGTTGATGAATTACAGGCTAAATTCGACGAACTTAAAGGCGAAGAAGGTGACGACGACGCTGAAGAAATGGGCGACGAAGAAGCAGAAGAAGAAGCAATTGAAATGGAAGACGAATTTGATGCTGAATTAGCAACTGTACGTGAGTACGTTGAAAAAGTTGGTGCTCCATCAAACACTGACGCAGCAGATCAAAAGCAATCAATCGTTGCTGGTAAGAACGATATGGGCGGTACTGCAAGTAATATCGCACAAGGCGCTGACGAGAAAGGCGGTTCAGCAGATAAGCCTAAAGAAGATAATGCAGGTAACGTTAACGTTCCAGGCGCTAAAGGCGCAACTAAAATGAGTAACGAAAGTGGTGCATCAGACAGCGAAAGCGGTGCTGATAACACTGACTCACTTTTCCGTGGCCGTAGATAATTAGAGGAGCAATAAAGGTGCATACTACTCTAACAGAACATCTGAGTTTTGACCAGGCTAAGATCACTCTTGAGGAAGGGGAAGACAAAAACGGTAAGTCAATGTACTTGAATGGTATTTGCATTCAAGGCGACATCCGTAACGCAAACCAGCGTGTTTATTCTTCTACTGAAATTGATAGGGCTGTCAAGACACTCAACGAACAGATCTCTGGCGGATACTCTGTGTTAGGTGAAGTTGACCACCCTGAAGATTTACGTATCAACTTGGACCGTGTCAGTCATATGATTACAAAAATGTGGATGGACGGTCCAAACGGTTACGGAAAACTAAAACTCTTACCGACTCCAATGGGCCAATTAGTAGAAACAATGCTAAAAAGCGGAGTCAAATTAGGCGTAAGTTCACGAGGCAGTGGTGAAGTAGACGAAGGCGGTAATGTTCAAGGTTTTGAAATTATTACAGTTGACGTTGTTGCTCAACCAAGTGCTCCGGGTGCTTATCCTACACCAGTTTATGAACACCTAATGAATAATAAAGGTGGGTATCAGGCATATAAATTAGCGCAAGAAGTGAAAGGCGACATACAGGCACAAAAGTATATAGCGGAGAGTCTTAAGAAAATTATTTCTGGACTCAAATAACGAAGGAGAATCACATATGCTAGACTTAGTTAAACAATTGTTTGAAAACAATGTGATTTCCGAAGATACCCTATCGGAAATTGAATCCGCTTGGGAAACAAAAATTAACGAAGCAAAAGAAGAAGTTACTACTGCGCTTCGTGAAGAGTATGCTCAGAAGTATGAGCACGATAAGACTGTAATGGTAGAGGCTGTAGAGTCAATGTTAGCAGACCGTATTGAAGCGGAACTAACTGAGTTTGCAGAAGATCGTCAAGGTCTTATTGATATGAAAACCAAATACGCTCTTAAGATGAAAGACGATGCAGTGGCTCTTGAGTCATTTGTAATGCAGAATCTTAAGAAAGAATTAGGTGAACTTCACGAAGATCGTAAAAGTGTAGCAAGTAATGTCGCTAAATTGGAATCTTTCATTGTAGACGCTCTTGCAAAAGAGATTGCAGAATTCCACGCTGATAAGAAAGATCTTGCAGAAACTAAGGTTAAATTGGTTCGCGAAAGCAAGGCAAAATTTGAAGCAATTAAGAAAGAGTTCATTGAAAATTCTACTAAGTTAGTTACAGAAACTGTAGGCAAAGGCTTACGTTCTGAAATGACTCAGTTGAAAGAAGACATTGAAGAAGCACGTAAGAACGACTTTGGACGCAGAATTTTTGAAAGTTTTGCAAGTGAATATGCAACAAGCCACCTTAACGAGAAGAGTGAAACTGCTAAACTAATGAAAGTTGTTAAGCAGAAAGAACAAGAACTTGAAGAGGCAGCAAAAATTGTTGCTGAAACAAAAGACTTAGTCGAGTCAAAACAAGCAGAGATTGAAGTAATCAAAGAGTCAGCACAACGTAAAGACGTTATGTCAGAACTACTTGGTCCTTTAAATGGCGACAAACGCGAAGTAATGAGCGATTTGTTAGAATCTGTTAAGACCGACAAACTACACGCTGCATTCGACAAATACTTACCGGCTGTTATGGACGGTGGTAGACCAGCGAAGCAGGCGTTGACAGAAGGCAAAGAAATCACAGGCGATAAACCACAGGCACAATCAAACAGCACAGAAGAAAAAGGTGCTGAGATATTTGACATCCGCAGACTTGCGGGGCTTAAAATTTAAGGAGAAATAGAAAATGTCACAACTACTTGAAAGTCGCTGGTCAGAAACCAAAGATGCTCTTTTAGAGGGTCTTCAAGGTAACAAGCGTTCAGTTATGGCTGCTACTCTAGAAAATACTCGCAAGTATTTGTCAGAGAGTGCTACTGCTGGTGCTACTTCTGCAGGCAACGTTGCAACTTTAAATCGTGTAATTCTTCCAGTAATTAGACGTGTTATGCCAACAGTTATTGCTAACGAGTTGGTAGGTGTACAACCAATGACTGGTCCAGTCGGACAGATCCACACTTTACGTGTAAGATATGCTGACTCATTTAACAGTACTTCAGGCACTGATACTACAGCAGGCGAAGAGGCACTAAGCCCATTCAAGATTGCTGAAGGTTATTCAGGTGCT